CTCATAGAACGAGTACCATTACAGGAGGAAGTATAATGCAGTATTCAGACTTATATAATGATAGTTTATGGAAAGCTAGGTTCATGGAGGAGTACGAAAAAGAAGTGGACAAGTTATCTCAAATGGGTTATCGTGGCTTTACCTTAACACAGTGTGCTAGGGCGATGGCAAGCGATACTATGAAAGAACTTAAATTTAAAAAGAGGAATAGATAATGCCAAAATTTATTGTGTACTCAAGCGAAACAATACTATACGAAACTATTATCGAGGCTCCTACTGAGGCAGAGGCTTTAGTAAGATTTGATATTCAGCCTGAGGATGAGGTAGACAGAATCGGATGGCAAACAGATGACATTAGGGAGGTATTTGAAGATGAAAGTATTTAAAGTAACATACATAGAAGAGATTGCAAGAGAGGTTAGGATAATTGCACCAACTGAAGAGGAAGTATTTAAACGCTTTAAAGAAGGTAACTTTCCCTTTACTGAGGGTAGAGAAGTACATGCTGATACACGAGTATATACAGTAGAAGAGATAGAAAGAAATCCGTTTAAGCAGTCTTATAACTTTAGTGAAGGAGACCCACTATGAAAGAGTACGGAGATTATCACGGAGACGAGGATGAGATAGCCTCTGAACGTAGAGAACTAGAAGAGAATGACCCAAGACATGAACCTAATAATGATGACAAGGAGGTAGTAGAATGAGTACAATAATTGACAAAGCGGAAATCATTGAGAACCTAGAACATGAGGCTCATGAGATGTTTACTAACGATGGACACTCAAGCGAAGAGGCATGGATATTGGCAAGGGAAGATGCACAGTATCGTTATGACAACGGCTTATATTATATAGGCGATTACGAGGGAGATGACTAATGAACTGCGACAAAGAGTTTGCGTATGAAGTAAGAGATGTCATTATTGTTAAGGTCGACACCGATACAGGTGAGGAAGTACTGAACAGGGATGGCTCAGTAAAACACTTTAGACCGAAAGACATGAACGATTACTTGCATGTTGAGTTTTATGACGAAGAAGTGGAGGAGGTGTAATTATGAATCACGAAGACCTTGTTTATGTATGTATATGCCTCTTGCTTTTATTGTTATTCTGTGTTAGTTTAGTTTATTAACCATGGAGTTTATAACCAATGAGATGTATAGCCTGTAATAAAAACCTATCAGACTTTGAATCAACAAGGAAATCTACTGTAACGGGAGAGTACATAGATTTATGTAACGGATGTTACTCTGGAGTAGGGATAGTAAGTGAGGATAGAGAAGACTTAAGAGATGTCGAAGTCACCGAAGATGATGACCTCAACATCGAGTAAGGTATTACTTATTCATTACGTACATTGTAACTTCAAAACCAAATCTCATTTCTGTTGCTGATGGTGTTGTCCACATAGTGATAGCTCCTTAAAATTATATATACTTTTATTAGTATATGTATATATTGTAACACAAATGTAACAATTAATCTATCGTGATACCATGAAAGGGGAGTAGGGATAACCATGAGTAAATTTTTAGGACATACTGCTTGTCCAAAGTGTGGCAGTCGAGATAACTTAGGTGAGTACGAAGACCATTTCTGGTGCTTTGGATGTAAGTATCACATGAGGAAGACAGACACAGCCTCGCTTAGACTACGCTTAAACAGACACAACACTGAGGAACAGTCGGTCATGAAATTATCGAACATCAAAGAACTACCACGAAAAGCAATGGAATGGCTACTATCTTACGGCATCTCCCAAGAAGAGATAGATAAGTATGGTATCGAATGGAACGTCAAAGAAGAAATGTTAGTGCTATTGCAGACAGCAAGGTACTGGCAAGCTAGAACTTTTAACAGTCGTAGACCCAAGTATATGTCGGAAGGTAGCAAGCCTTTGACAATCTACGGGCGAGGTGATACAATAGTAATTGTGGAAGATATTATTTCTGCTATTAAGATAGCTAGGTTGCATGATGAGTATTGTGCATGTCCTGTGCTAGGCAGTTCATTGTCCTATGACATGGAGAACCAGATAGTAGAGAAGTATAAAAAATCAGCAGTATGGTTAGACAGAGACAAAGCTAAGAATGCCTTACGCATTTCTAGGAAACTAAAACAAAGAGGGTTAGAGTCACGAGTAGTAGTTACTGACGAAGACCCAAAAGAATATTCTAAAGGGGAAATTAGAACATGGTTGAGAAACAGATAATAAAATTATTTTGTGAAGATAAAAAACAGTTTGTAAAATTCTATAAATATGCTAAACTAGATTATTTAAGAGTTAATTATAGTAATATTTATAAGTTGTTTAATGTTATTAGTAGTTATTATAATAAATATAATGATAAAGAATTAATTACTAAAGAAGAACTAGACTTATCATATAACACTAACTACCATTTAAAAGAACAGGAAAGAACAGAAGTAACTGCTCTTATAGATGATGTCTTTGCTACTGAGATTACCAATGAGGTAGCAGTAGTAGAGCTTCTTGAAGAACACAGGAAACGTGCCTTAGCAGGAGACATAGCTAGAATCTCTCTTGATGTAGAAGAAGGCATAGCCTCCATAGATGACCTCCATAAAATATACGCTGAGTTCGACAGCTCTCCTATTGAGGTAGACGACTCCTCAGTAGTAGACATGACACTAGCTGACCTATACGAATCACAAGTACAAACACCAGGATTACGTTGGAGACTCGACTGGCTTAACAAATCTTTAGGCTCTCTACGTAAGGGAGACTTTGGTTTTATCTTTGCTAGACCTGAGACAGGTAAGACTACTTTCTTAGCCTCTGAGATAACTGCCATGCTACAACAGACAGAAGGTGACATTGTATGGTTCAACAACGAAGAGCAAGGTAACAAGGTAGCGATTAGATGTTTCCAAGCTATGCTAGGGTACGATACGAACACATTGTTTGGAGACATAGAAGAGAACCAAAAGAAGTTTGAAGACTTAGGGGGTAACAGAATCAAGATTTATGACTTTGATGATTCATCTAGAGCAAGTCGAATTGAAGCGATACTTAAGGAAACTTCCCCAGCCTTAATTATCTTTGACCAAATCGACAAAATCAAAGGTTTCAAAGCAGACCGAAATGATTTAGAACTCAAGATGATTTATCAATGGGCGAGAGAGATTGCCAAGAAGTATGCACCAGTTGTGGCAGTCTCTCAGGCAAGTGGGAGTGGTGAAGGTAAGCTATGGCTCACTATGGATGATGTAGATGGTAGTAAGACAGGTAAGCAAGGTGAAGCTGACTGGATTCTAGGCATAGGTAAAGAGCAAGATAATACCTCTAGACTCAGATACTTAAACATCTGTAAGAATAAACTGTTAGGTGATAGCGATACATTACCTGAACTTCGACATGGCAGTAGCCAAGTCTTAATTAAGCCTGAGGTAGCAAGATATGAAGACATCTGATAAACGAATATGTCATGTATGTAAACAGACTGCACGCATTTGGCATAAGAAAAGATGGTGGTGTAGTATGGAATCTTATGAAGGTGAGTATAATCTTAAGGGGGTATGCCCAAAGGAGAAAAAGAAATGAAATGCCCACAATGTGATGGAGAAACTCTCTTAGTAAGAGAACGGATAGTAACAGAACTAGAAGAAGATGTAACAGAGGCGTGTTACACTTGTGAAGATAATGAGTGTGATACAAAGATAATTGTTTACTACAAGGACAAAGATGATGACGACAGCAATGAGGAATAGTCAAGCACAGCATACAGACTTTGGGTTCTTACAAGGAGTCATTGATTCCAACCCTAAGTTCATGCCAAGCAATGTAGACATGATGTTAGAACGTAAAGGTAAGGTCTTTATCGGTGAATGGAAACGGGAAGGTGAACAGATTAGTATGGGACAGAAGATACTACTTAAGGCTCTAGCAAGTAAGCCTGACTTTGTAGTGTATGTTATTGAAGGACACTCTGACGATACGGGTACTGAGGTAAAAGCTATAAGGCGTTTAAACGGAGATACACTATCAGCATCAGGTTACGGAGAGGATGCGTTGAAGACTCTTATACAAATGTGGTATAATTCATTATGAAATATTTAACCTTAGATGTAGAAACAACTATCTCCAATAGCGGTAACTCTTTTGATGAGACTAACAAGTTAGTTATGGTAGGTCTCTTAGGTAAGGGTTTATATCCTATTGAGTATGGTGATGAGCCTTACGGAGAGAATCTGGCTGCGATTCAGGCAGCGATTGATGAGTCTGATGTACTGGTAGGTTTTAATATTAAGTTCGACCTTCATTGGCTATCTCGATATGGTATTAAGTTTGCTGACAAAAAGATATGGGACTGCCAACTGACACACTTTATGTTAGGTGGACAGAAAGATACCTACCCTAGTCTTAACCAAGTATGTGAACACTATGGCTTTGAGCAGAAACTTGACATCGTTAAAGAGAACTACTGGAAGAACGGCATCGACACTACGGAGGTTCCTAGAGATATACTGGAGGACTACTTACAGAAAGACCTAGAGCTTACCGAGCAAGTGATGTTTAAACAACGTGAAGAACTACAATCCAATCCTTTACTTAGTAGGTTAGTTTCATTACATAACCAAGACCTTTTAGGTTTACAAGAGATGGAATTTAACGGACTATTATTTAACCAAGCATGGAGTGAGACTCTCGGTGCTGAACTGGAGGAACAGATTGATAAACTCAATAAAAGATTATATGACTATCATAGGCTTGATTCTTTTAACCCCAATTCAAATGACCATATCTCTTGCCTTTTATACGGCGGTGATATCACTTTCCGTGTTCAGGTCGTTGATGGAGTCTATAAGACTGGTGAAAAAAAAGGACAAGAAAAATTAAAATGGGACCAACGAAGTAAGTCTTTTGACAGGTTGTGTAAACCATTACCTAAGACAGAGTTAGCTAAGGAAGGTTACTACTCTACTGATGAGAAGACATTACGTTCTCTTAAAGGTAGTAAGGTAGCTAAAGAGGTTATCGATATTCTCTTGACACGTTCGGAATTAAATAAGAGAATGACTACATACTATCAAGGGTTACCTAAACTCATTGGTGAAATGAACTGGGAGTATGGTAAAATATACGGACAGCTCAATCAATGTGTAGCTAGGACAGGTAGGTTATCAAGTAGTAAGCCTAACCTACAAAACTTTGATGGTGAGATAAAAGGATTATTTTATTCAAGATACGAGGAGGCAGTATGATGACAGATGAAGAAGAAGCTTATATAGCTCACGTCTCTTTAGACATAATACAAATTATAAACGAATATGGTATTGATGGTGCAGATATGCTACTTAGTAGCTTACCTAAGCAAACTCAAGACTATATAGTGCGAAGCTTGGTGGTGACTTACTGATGCTACTACAAGCCGATGCAAAGCAACTGGAGTGGATTGGTGCAACTTACTTATCTCAAGACAAGGTAGCATTAGATGAGATATGGAGAGAGGTCGACATGCACTCTGATAATCAGGCAAGGTTTAAACTACCTAGCCGACTGATAGCCAAGACTTTCGTGTTCCGATTAATCTATGGTGGCTCAGCATATTCGTATGCTAATGACCCTAACTTTAGAGATATCGGTAACGAATCCTTTTGGCAAGACGTTATAGATTCTTTCTATAACAAGTACCAACGTCTCTATAAATGGCATGAAGAGATTCAGTTCACTGCTAAACGAGACAGAAAGCTAGTGATGCCTACGGGTCGTATCTATCACTTCGAACCTGAAGTTAAGTATGACAAGGTTAAGTACCCTAGAACAAAGATACTAAATTATCCTGTTCAAGGCTTAGGTGCAGACCTTATGGCAATTGCTAGAGTATCACTACGCAACAGATTAAAAGGCAAGGAAGGAATCCAGTTAATTAATACTGTACACGATTCTATTATTATTGATTTTAATACTGATGTGTGTTATACTAAAGACCTTGTTAATTTAGTAGACAAGTGTTTTAATGATGTACCAGATAACTTCAAGAAAATGTTTGGAGTTGATTTTAACCTACCCATGAGAGTTGAATGCCAAGTAGGCAAAACATGGGGTGATATGGAGATTGTAAATGCAAATTAATATTATAGACGTAGGCACACCGAATACCCATTCTGCAAAGAATGGTAGAAGTTACCAATCATTAGAAGTAACATACAAGGGCGACAATGGACAGACTTCTTCTAAGAAGCTAATGTCTTTCAGTAACCCTGATGTGTTTAAACAAGCTCAGACTTGGACTAAAGGTGATTCAGTTAATATCAATAGTCAGAAGGATGATGCAGGTTACTGGCAATGGATTGGTATTTTAGGTGCAGGAGAATCAGCACCAGTAGCAACACAAACTAACACAGCTAACACAGGAGCTAAGCCTGCTACGAGAGTAACAGGTAGTAACTATCCTACTTCAGAAGAAAGAGATAAGACACAAGGTTACATCGTACGTCAGTCCTCTCTATCTAATGCAGTTAATACGTTAGCAAGTGGTGGTAAGACAGCTAGTGCAAATGATGTAATAGCATTAGCTAAGGTATATGAGAAGTTTGTTATGGAAGGAAACGCAACAGCACAAGCAACAAGTGTTGAAGATTTTCCTGATGATATACCTTTTTAATGCAAGCTTTAATTGACATGGATTTAGTCTGTTTCCGTTGTTCTGCTAGTGCAGAGAATGATGGAGCAGGTATTGCTATCTATCGTATGAATGAACTAATGGATGGCATACTTGAGAAAGCAGGAGCAACAGAGTATCGAGCATTTCTAACTGGTGCTAATAACTTTCGTAAGACTATTTACCCTGAGTATAAAGCTAACAGAACTGCTCCTAAGCCTCAGTACTTACAAGACTGTAGAGAGTATGCAATGAGCCAGATGGGTGCAGAACTTGCACCTGAAGGGCTTGAAGCTGATGATTCATTAGGTATCAATCAAACAGACGACACAATCATATGCTCTCTGGATAAAGACCTATTGATGATTCCAGGTAAACATTTCCAATGGGCAATTAGTGGTAAGAATTGGGAAAAACCTGACACATGGCTTGACCAAACCTACATTGATGGAATGAAACTATTCTATGCTCAGTGTATTAAAGGTGATACCTCAGATAATATTAAGGGTATCGCAGGTATGGGTGAGGCTAAGGCTAAGCAAGCTTTAGGAAACATACATGATGAACTAGGTATGTTCAATAAAGTTCGTGCATTATATGGTAACGATGAAGAGTTCCTTATGAACGCTAGAGTTCTTTGGATTAAAAGAAGTTTAGATGATGACTTTAAGGATAAATTCGATGCACTCGTTCAGGAGTAAGTTTGAGAAGACATGTTGGGCAAAGTTAATTAAAGCTTTTCCTAAGGCTAAGTATGAACCTGATTACTTTAAATATACTCAGCCTGAGATAGAGCGAACATATAATCCTGACTTTAAGACAGGCAGAGGCAAGACTTACCTTGAAGCTAAGGGTAAACTAGACCTAGAAACACGTAAGAAGATGGTGTGGTTTAAACAGTCTTGTCCTGATGTTCGTATTATATTTCTCTTCATGAATCCTGATGTTAAGATTCGTAAAGGGAGTAAAACAACATACGGGATGTGGGCTACCAAAGAAGGTTTTGAGTGGCTCGACTCTCGGAAGGATTGGATAAGTGAATATAAAAGACTTTGTTCGGGATGAAGAAGGTAAGTGTACATTTAGCTTTGAAGTTGATAATGATGAGGCAGGTGTACTAATGGAGTTCGCAATTAGAACTATGATAGAAGCAGGATTGATAACTATTCCTGGAGATGAAGACACTCCTACGGATATGTTTGATTTCTTTGCTGACGATGATACAGGAGTAACTTTACAATGAGTAAGATACTTGTACTAGATATCGAGACCTCGCCTCATACAGGCTTTCACTGGGGACTATGGCAGCAGAACATTAGTATCAACCAGTTGATTGAGAGTTCAACAGTACTTTGTTGGGCAGCCAAATGGGTCGGTCATAAAGAAATACACTTTGCAAGCATCATGGAGTCTACTCCTAAGCAGATGATTACAAAGATACATAAGTTAGTAGATGAAGCAGATGCTATCATTACCTACAATGGTAAGCGATTTGATATGCCTACTCTTAACAGAGAATTTCTACTACATAAGCTTCCTCCTCCTGCTCCTTACAAGGACATAGATTTATTACAAACAGCACGCAGTAAGTTTAAGTTTGCTAGTAATAAGCTAGACTATGTAGCACAAGAGCTAGGCGTAGGTATGAAGACAAGTCATCAAGGTATGCCTCTGTGGATAGAGTGCATGAGTAAGAACCCTAAGGCTTGGAAGTTAATGAAGAAGTATAATTGCAATGATGTTAAGCTAACTGAACAAGTATATACTAAGTTACTAGGATGGATAGTTACACCATTCAACCATAATACACACAAGGGACACGAAGGACATGTATGCCCTGCCTGTGGAGGTGACCATATACAGAAGAGAGGCTTCTCTCAAGTAGGTGCTAATAGCTATCAACGTTATCAGTGTATTGACTGTGGTAAGTGGAGTCAATCGAGCAGAGCAGTTAAAGAGTTAAAGAAAGAAAACTTCTTAAAGAGTATTTGACAATAACGTTTAAACAAGGTATAATATAGATATGGAATATCACCCATTAGAACGAATCTTTGAGCTTGCGTTAGACCAAGCGACCAAAGGTAAAGGTAATGAAAGACACGGAGATGGTAATGAGTTTACCGAACAACCTTGGGTAGGACTTGCCAAGGTACATGGTACAGGTTTCTTAACTGGACAAGCACAGAAGAAAATTATGGAAGCTGTTGCAAACAAGGAAGAGACTAACTATCTGTGGTATGAAAGAGAAATCTTAGGAGCTATTAACTACTTAGCAATGGCTCTCATTTATGATAAGGAGTTATAATGGGAAAAGGAAGTAGACAAAGACCTAGAGGTTTAGTAACAGACCAAAGCCTTCTGGATAACTGGGAAAGAATTTTTAACAGTAAACCTAATGCTGACCAGTTTGTTGAACAACATAAAGCAAAGGTAGCTTGGAGAGATGAACTGGTTAAGGAAGACCATGAAGCCTCTTTAAAAGAAAAGGATAAGGATGGGAATACGTAACTTAACCTTTAAAGAATTATGTCAAGAACTTGAGAAGATAGAAGAGATTGACTTAATGGAACTACTTGATATTGACTCTATTGATTTAATAGATAACTTTCAAGATAGGATTGAAGATAACTTCGACAGACTACTAGAAGAAGTTGATAACCTTAATGAGGAGATAGATTTAGATGAGTAATACTTTACCAACAGTATATCAAGATGTAATTGCTATGAGTCGATATGCTAGATACATTCCAGAAAAGCAACGTAGAGAGACTTGGGGTGAGACAGTAGATAGATTGGTAGTATACTTAGAAACAAAAGCACCAGAACTAAAGAAAGAAATCAAAGAAATTAGAGAAGCTGTGGCTAAGCAAGATGTCATGCCTTCAATGAGATTAATGATGACAGCAGGAGAAGCATGTGAAAGGGATAACATTAGTGCTTACAATTGTAGTTACTTGGCTGTTAATAACAAACGAGCTTTTTCTGAAGCACTCTATATCTTAATGAATGGTACTGGTGTTGGGTTCTCTTGTGAGAGACAAGACATCAATAAACTTCCTGAGATACCTGAGAATTTAGCTTATTGTGATGATGTTATTGTAGTAGAAGACAGTAAACTAGGTTGGGCAAAAGCATTTAAGAAACTATTATCTTCCTTATGGGAAGGTGACATACCTACATTTGACTTTACAAAGGTACGACCAAGTGGTGCTAGACTTAAAACATTTGGAGGTAGAGCAAGTGGTCCTGAACCTTTACAACGTTTGTTTGACTTCTGTGTGGAGTCGTTTAAACATGCTAAAGGGCGTAAGCTAAACAGCCTTGAAGTACATGATATTATGTGTATGGTAGGTGAAATTGTAGTAGTAGGTGGTGTTAGACGTTCAGCTCTTATATCTTTATCTAACCTTACAGATAAGAGAATGAGAGATGCTAAGATAGGTGCATGGTACAACGACTTCCCTCATCGAGGACTAGCTAACAACTCAGTAGCCTATACAGAGAAACCTGATAGTGAAACCTTCATGGAAGAATGGCTATCCTTAGTTAAGTCTAAGTCAGGCGAACGTGGTATCTTCAACAGAGTCGCAGCACAGAAACAAGCTAACAAGTGGGGTAGAAGAGACCCTTCACTATCCTATGGTACAAATCCTTGCAGCGAGATTATCCTTCGTGATAAACAGTTCTGTAACCTTACTGAAGTAGTAGTACGTAATGGTGATACAGAAGCTACACTAACAAGGAAGATTGAGTTAGCTACTATACTAGGTACAATACAAAGTACTTTAACAAACTTCCAGTTCCTTTCATCTGAGTGGGTTAAGAACACAGCAGAAGAAAGACTACTTGGAGTATCTTTAACAGGTATCATGGATGCTAAGATAACATCAAATCCTGACCCTAAAATGCTAGAAAGGTTAAGAGATGTTGCTAGAAAAACAAATGAAAAGTATGCCATTAAAATGGATATTCCTATTAGTGCTTCTATTACTTGTGTTAAGCCCTCAGGGACAGTGTCTCAGTTGGTTGATAGTGCATCGGGCATTCATGCTCGTCACAACGATTATTACATAAGACGTATTCGTATGGATAAGAAAGACCCTATCTATGATTTCTTAAAAGAGAAGGGTGTATCAGTAGAGGATGAAGCTTTCCGACCTGACAACACAGCAGTCTTTTCTTTCCCTATGAAAGCTCCTAAGGGTGCTATCTTACGAAATGATTGGTCAGCTCTAACACAATTAGAGAACTGGTTAGTATATCAACGTCACTTCTGTGAACACAAACCATCTGTAACTATCTCTGTTAAGGATGAAGAGTGGGTAGAAGTAGGTGCTTGGGTATGGAAACACTTTGATGAGATTAGTGGTGTAAGCTTCTTACCTCATTCAGACCATACATATGTACAAGCTCCGTATGAAGACTGTACTAAAGAGCAATATGAAGAGCTTCTTAAAACTACTCCTAAGGCTATTGATTGGAAAGAGTTTATTGAAGTAGACGATAATACAACATCAGCACAGACTTTAGCATGTACTGGTGGGTCTTGTGAGATATAGGAGGTAGTATGGTAACAACTTTTTCACCTATATGTGGAGTACAATTAGGAATAGAACACTTTCATCAAGATGTAGGAGATGAAAGAGTAGGATATCTCTTAATTGATTTACTTATAATTCGTATACAATTTGCTTGGTATGTACAATGAAAGTATGTATTATAGGTAGTCGGTCATTAGATAAGGCAGAGCAAATCTTCCCTATCATCGACAAGTTTATAGAAGATTATAAAGGTACACCAATTACCTTTCTGATTGGCAGTGCAAAAGGTGTTGACCCATTAGCTAAGAAGTTTGCAGTTGCTAGAGGAATTGACATTGTGGAGTTTTTGCCGTATCATTTGATAGACCCGACAGCAGAGTTTGATAGTAAGTATTTCTTTGTTAGGACTAAACAGATGATTGACAATGCAGATAAAGTCCTCGCTATCTGGAATACTAGAAGTAAAGGTACTGAGTATGGTATCAAGTATTCACAGAAGCGAAGTCTACCAGTGATGGTAGTCAAGTGCCCTTAGTACCTCGCTAAGGGTTGTGTGTGAGAAGGGAATAGGATGCCTCGCCTGTTCCCTTTTCTTTTAGTACTCCTGATTTACAAATTCAAAACCTTCAGGTAGATATATGTATTCCTTATGTAGACATCTTGACTCATGTTTATCAGGATGATTAAGAGCTACATAGAGTTCTGCTCTATCACATGACTCAAAGTTACCTATGTATCGCCAGTCTGGTAGTAGAGGGTCTGAGTTAATCAACATTACAAATAAGTATTCCATATAGTTCTCCTGTTATAGCATTGCTACCTTCTCTATATACTTCTTAGATTCAGCAGGAATGTATTGTTTCCAGTTCTCTGGGTCTTTCTTAACAGCATCTTTAACAGCTTTATGTCCACCATTATAAGCCGCTAAGGCTTTCTCTTCATCACCATCAAACTCTTTTAACATAGCATCATAGTAGTCTTGAGCAAATCGAGCGTGTTCCTCTTCACTTGCTTTACGTAAGTCAGGTATAGGTTCTACACCAAATCCTGGTTGTTTAGCAGTTGCAGGCATTAGTTGATACTTACCTAGAGCTCCTACAGGAGACTCTGTTAGTTTACCATCAGTCATATGTGTATTTGATGACTCTACTGTTGCAATCTTACTGAGAATACCTGCAGTCTCTTGTTGAGCTACAGGCTCATTACTTCTTTTCTGGAGGTACTCCTGTAGGTTCTGTTGGCTGTTCTCCATATACCAAGCCGTAGAACTCTTCGATAGATTTGTCGATGTTATTGTTGCCACTGACATTATGGTAAGCATTAAAGTTTTCATTTATACTCCTTAGCTCATTTGCAGTAAATCTTGCAGTGGCTTTGGTTGGATTTAAAACTATCATTTTACCATCAGACTCTCGTATTTCAAACTTAACATCAGGATTGTTTTTAGTAAAATCCATAAGAGCTGACTTCGTAGGACCTTGAGTATATTCAGCAATCATATTCTTAGCCTTACCAAGAGTGTCTCCATCTAAGTTTTTCATTACAGTAGCATCCATAGCAGGGTTGTTAATAGACTTAACAATTGACTGCACTACATATGCTTTATCTAAACCTTCAGTAACCTCATAAGAATTAAGAGACTTATTAAATTCCTCATTAACCTTTTCATAGTTACCTTTAGTTGTATAGGCATTTCTAATTGCTGCATCCGTAATTAAAGTCCTTACAGATTTATTACCAGGCATACCTGCTTCAGGTTGAAAGTCTTTTGCTATTTTCTTAGCTTTCAATGGGTCTGAATGAGAAGTTTCTGTCTTATTAATTGCAACATTAAGCCTACCTGCAATCTCAGACATTTGTCCAAAAGTCTCCATCGGAAAATTTATATCTTTAAGAATTTCAAACATAAGCATATCTTCAGCCAAACCTGGAGTTTTATCATACAGGTTAAACTTTTTCTCATTAATCATGTTTTCTGTAAGAGTTTTAAATACTTCACTACCTCTCTTACCTGTTAAGTCACCTTCAAGTGCAGCAGTTTCAAGTATAGTTAGTTGATTTGCTAGACGTGTATGAGCTGCTTCTATCTCAGGGTCGTTGTTAGGTATGTTTTTCATCGAGTAGAACTGTCTATTTCGTGCTAGTAATTGACCTTTAATTTGTTCAATCTGTGCAATCTTAGCTACTCTTGATGCAGTAGGATTATCTAAAATACTCTCTATTTTATTTTTAGCTCCTAAGAT